CAACTAATTACATAAAAGATATAATTAACACTAGATCAGATTTTGTTTGGCAAGTCGATTTTGATTCTGACTTTCAAAATACATTAGGTGACAAAGCAGCTGCTGGTTCTACAATAGATAGTGGAGACAATTTTGCAAAAACAACTGGAGTTCTCAACACTGACATTGACTACGATTTTAGTCTAGGTTTAAATGTTGATGCATTATCAACTGCTGATATTTTAACTGGTTTTGACTTATTTGAAGACAAGGATCAAGTCGAAATTGATTTTATAATAGCACCAGGATCAGTGAGTAGAACAGATACAACAACAATTGTTAATGATTTAGTAACTACTGCTCAGTCACTAAGAAAAGATTGTGTTGTTGTTGCTTCACCTGCAAGAAATGATGTTGTTAATGTTAATAATACATCTACTGCAATTACAAATATTGTAGCTACAGCTAACACTTTAACTAAGTCATCATATTTAGTTTTTGATGGTAACTACTTAAAGGTTTATGATAAATTTAATGATCAATATATCAATATACCTGCTAACTCTTCTACTGCAGGAATCATGGCAGCTACAGATTTAAATAGAGCTCCTTGGTTTTCACCAGCAGGATCGCGAAGAGGACAATACTTAGGAATTACTTCATTAGCTTTTACACCAACAAAGCCTCAAAGAGATACTCTTTATAAAGCTGGTGTGAATCCAATTGCAAATATTCCAGGTGCTGGCGTAATATTATTCGGTGATAAAACTATGTTAGCAAGACCTTCTGCATTTGATAGGATCAATGTAAGAAGATTGTTTCTAGTTCTTGAAAGAGCAATTGCTAGAGCTGCAGAACAAGTACTCTTTGAATTCAACGATGAATTTACAAGAGCCGAGTTTGTTAACATCGTTGAGCCAGTATTACGTGAAGTAAAAGGTAGACGAGGTATCACAGACTTTAGAGTTGTAGCAGATGAAACTAATAATACACCTGCAGTGATCGATAGAAATGAGTTTATCGCAAGTATCTTCATTAAGCCGGCTAGATCTATCAACTATGTTACACTTAACTTTGTAGCTGTTAGAACTGGTGTCGACTTTGAAGAAGTCGTTGGCACAGTTTAGGAGGTAGAAAATGGCAGTATTAGGCGTAGATGATTTTAAATCAAAGCTTAGAGGCGGTGGGGCTCGTCCTAACCTCTTCAAAGCTACAATAAACTTTCCTGGCTATGCTAATGGAGATGCAGAACTGACATCGTTTCTTTGTGAAACCGCTCAGCTACCTGGATCTACATTAGGTCAAATTCTCGTACCATTTCGTGGTCGACAATTAAAAATGGCCGGAGATAGAACTTTCGATGTGTGGACAGTCACAATTATCAATGATACTGATTTTGCTATCAGAAATGCAATGGAAAGATGGATGAACGGTATGAATGCACATAGTGCAAATACTGGTCTTACAACTCCAGTTGCATACGAAGCAGATCTTTTCGTTGAGCAATTAGACAGGTCAGGCGATACACTTAAGAAGTACACCTTTAGGGGGTCATATCCACAAGATTTGTCACCTATAGATCTCAATTATGGAACTAATGATGAGATTGAAAGGTTTACTGTAACGTTTGCGTATCAATATTACGATACAGATACCACTAGTTAAGGCAATATAAATAGTAGGAGGGCTACAGTCCTCCTTACTATAAAGGAATTCTAAATGGCAGAAAATTCAATTAAATTATTTGGTTTTGAAATAACAAGAGCAAAGGATAAAAAATCACTTGCTTCACCCGTTCCGCCAAGAGACGACGATGGTGCTGGATATGTCACTGCAACAGCCGGTGGTGCGCACTACGGTCATTATATTAATATGGATGGAGATGATTCTAAAGATAATGCTCAGCTTATATTAAAGTACAGAGGGAGTGCTATGCACCCGGAAGCTGATGCAGCTATTGAAGATATTGTAAATGAATCCATAACAGCAAATGAATTAAAACCAGCAGTTGCTATAAACTTAGATAATGTACCGCTTAGTGATTC